GCTCCTGCTGTCTTAGCATTTTTGGCCACAAAGTTACGCGGCTTAGATGCTTCTGGTTGTTTTGCCTCTTTCATATCGTCGATCTCTTTTTGTTTCTCGGCTGCTTTCTTTTTATATTCTTCTGGATCAGGTAAGCCACTTTTCTTTCTTAATTCTTGATGCTTCTTATATAACTTTTCTTGAGCAGTTTCTGGCGGATGTTTAATTTTTATTTTAATTTTACCTTCACTGATAACTCTAGTTTTCTTACCATATTTTTGTCGAATAGCATCAGCTGCTTTGTAAGCCTGTCTTTCGTCATCAAATGTTTTCCAAGAGTTGCCGTCAACTACCACGGTCCATGATTTTTTAGAATTATCGTATTCATCATAGCCGCCACCTTGCGGATTACCGTCACTATCATACCCTTTTGGTCTGCCTTCCTTAATGCCCGGAAATTGTTTAGCTATGTCAGGATATTTGGCCATTGCAGTTCTAGTTTCTTTACCTAATTTACCGTCCGCTCCATATCTTGGTAATGCTTTAGGATCACGTTTTAGTATTGCCTGTTGTAGTTTTTGTACATTAGAGTCAACTGGAATTGAGTTTACTGCTGCCGTTTTGTCGGTAGCAGAACCGCTAGCACCTTGACTAAGTTGAGCAACTTTATCTTTGACACGTTGATATTGCTCTGCATCTTGAAGATGAGCACTCATGGAACCTATCTTATAAGCATGATTCTTGGCCTCACGTTCGTTGCCTTGTTGAAGTTGAGTATTAAGTTGCGTTTGATGAAACGCTACATTTTTTTTCAGATTCTGAGGATCTCGAAAGGCTACCATACCTTTTTCTACCCAAGAATCATAGTCCTTGCCATTATTGGTCCAATTAAGATCTATTAACGATCCATGAACTGTATGTTGAAAACTAGCTTCGACACCATCTGTGTCTTTATAGGAAACGGTCCTGGGTGTTTGAAATCCTAGTAATTTAGCTCTTCTTAACTGTTCTTCTGGACTTATACCCTCGTCATCAGCAGCATAGGAATAATTGGCTTCTACTAAATCGCTAATCTTCATACTATTTTTTTCCTTATATTCTAAAGTTGTCTTTAGTTTACTATGCTTTTCTAATTCTGTTTTAGGTGGAGCAGTTTTAACCTTGGCTTTCTTTTTCTGTGCTTCAGGACCAACAAGAGGCACAGGCTTCTTGGCATATTTAACTGCCTTGACACCTTTTTTATGTTCGTTTAATAGTTGTTCTATTTTCATAATGATTTAAGACTCAATTCTTCATCTTCTAAATTATAGATATGTTGCCTTAACTTATCTATTAATCCTCTAGCACGTAATACTTTAAAAGCTAGATTCTCTACGCTAAATTCACCCGCGCGGTCTAACCCTGCTTTGCGTATTCGTGCTATTTCGTCCTTAATTGCTTGAGCTTGATCAATATCTTTGCTCTGTAATGCCTGCTGTATTTTATCAGTGTAATTATTTACCTTGTCTTGTACGTCGTCATCATTGATGTTAGCACGTTCTGATTTAGGTTCACTAATCCAACGATCGTCTAACACACTGTAAATACCTGCACTATGATGTACCTGTTCACTGTCCTGCACATATACTTCAACATCTATACCCTTGACCTTGATATCATGATTAAAATTATACTGATTCTTTTTAGCATCAAATAAACTTTTTAGGTATATGGATTGTTCCTGAGATACTGTGACAATTAAGTGCAAATCTAAATCGCTATGTTTGGTATAAGTGTATGCGGCGTTGCTACCGCTGATAGTGATGTCTTTGAGATTTAACTTAGGAATATCAATGAAATCTATAAAATGTTTAGCAATTTGTAATAGTTTAAATCGAATTATAGGTTTTAATTGATTATTTTTCCAAAGACGTGGATTTAAAGTATCATGAAAGATAACAGCATCATCTACTACAGCTTCTTGTGTAAGTTCTCTCAAATACATTGTTCATTGTTCTAATATTTTTACTACAGTTTCCCAATAAGCACCTATCCATCCTAATACTGCTATTCCACCTAGTATTAAGTATGACCATTTTGCTCTAAATTTTTCTAGATCTGATATTTTATCAGCTAATTCATTATGTTGCTCTGTCTGTATCTTGTGCAGTTCGTCTGCATGAGCAAAAAATTTGTCTCTATTAGATCTATACTCACCTAGCATAGTGTCCAGCTTCTCATTGACCTGATCTCTAGTACGATCTAGGCAATCATGCATGTCTTTAACATCGACTTTTAAGTCATCTAACTTTTCGTCAATCGCTTCTACTTTAGTTTCCAACACACTAACACGTTCTTGTGTAGGAATAGCTTCTAATTTTGCTGCTCGTGCCATTGGGGCATCTCCTTGTAATTTTTGTTGTTAAAAAATGCCAAAAAAATGCCTAATTTTGTGCCTGTACATTATATTTATTGTTTAAAATCAAAAATGATATTATGCCCTAATTTAAAATATGCAGCGTCTAGCTCCACATCTTCAGTTAAATTAGCTATAAATGGTACAAATTCAAAACTGTCTTTTAATTTTCCTATGTTGTCGCCATCTTTAGAAAATACTTCTTCAGATTCCATGTGCCATTCAAAGTACCAACAATCGATGTCAGGACGTCCAAATATATCAGCGGGTATTCGTTTAGGTGCTTGATCATAATGCATGTTGCCGCTGAGTTGTATGGTCTGTGTTACAGTATCAAAGTTTTGTTGTTGATTACGCTCTAGACTTTTACCACTTCTATGTTGTCCTGTGGCTGTAATGTCCGCTAATGTATAAAGATAATAAAGCATTAGTTTATTTAACAGCCATAAAAAAAGGCCTACAAAAAGTAGGCCCCTTCCCATCCCTAGGAAAAACTATTATACGTGGTTAGCTAATAGTGGGAAACCTGTGCCACGAGTAACTGTTGCAGAGGTTAAGTCGATGCTGTTTGCACCAACTGTTGCACCTAGGCCCTGAATAAGGTCTTCTAAGTGAGCTGCGAAACTTTCGCTGTTTGTACCATCATATGTATCAGTACCAAAATCGCCTTCGACGTAGATGTCGATTAACTGACCTGCGTTAGCGCCTGAGTCTGCACGTAAAGCACTGTGACCAACAATGGTACACATTGTGCTGATAGTACGTAGTGCAATTTGTACACACTCATTTGGGCCCATTTCTGTTGAACCAAAGTTTGTTGCGTTGACTGCAAAGTCAAGCGTGTACATGTCTAGGGTTTTACCTAGGAAAAATCTACCTGTATTTGCTAATTCTGGATTAACTTTTGTTTGAATCGCCATAATAAATCTCCTCGTTTGGCTTTTGCTTGTTCTCTACAAGCAGCCTACACCATGTAGGCCATTGTAATATTATTTACCAAAACTAGAAAAAATACTGCTGATATGCTGTATTTTGTTGCTTTAGGTAGGAGTCCACCGACGTCTAGGCACTAGTTTTACATTACCAAACTGTTTTTTAGGGTCTGCATAGCGCACACGCCCTTCACCTTCTGTATCCCAAATTTCTCCTCGACCTTGTTCTGCCTGGTCAATAACTTGATCTTTGAGATTCATTATTCTAGATACTAAACCAAAAATAGCATCCAGTGCTTGTGAATTTTCTCTAGATTTTTGTTCAATTTTTGTCTGCTTAGGTGTACTAACTTTACTGGATTTTAACCAATTGAAAAAGTGGTTAGCACCTAAATTATCTAATTGGTGGCCTTTGGCTGTTTGATTAACATAGGTATATAAAATATTTTTTAGATCTCCTAGTCCAGGAGTTTCTTGTAAAAAGTTATCAATCTGTTTACTGTGCTGCCCAAGATAATTTTCTACGGCTTCTATTTCCGATGTATCTAAGCTGACAGGATTGCTATTATAAACAGGACCTTGAACAATCAATTGAGGATTTTTGTTAAACATGCTAAAATCATCTAAAGGCTTTTGTTCACTGTCATCCATGCCAAACTCAGGAAAGTAAGCATGACCAACTACCATGACCCTAGCATTACTGATGCTCTGTCCTAGTGGACTATCCTGTCTAACATGGTAGCAAGTTTTACTTTTAGGATTAGGACAAAATGTATAAACGCCATTTTCTAATTTAGGAGGAGCTAGGAACAATCCATCAGCATACACAAACCCAACAAAGTTTTTAGGTGTTGATCTATCAAATAATGGATATAGATTAGCAAATTGTTTAGCAAACATTTGTCTAGCACGAGATTCTTCTGGGGTTTTAGGACTGCCACTTTTATTGGCAATAAAGTCTTCGAGATCGTTAGGATTATCAGTCTTAGCACCACGGGTCCAACCATTATGTCCAGATAAAATTAATGGGCCGCCTGCACGTTCTCTTCCCCAATAAATTTGGGGATTGCCATCCCATTTCATTCTAAGGCTTTGACTGCCTTCTGAGGACATTAATTCTTTAAGATGTTCTAGTGCTTCCATAGTGCCTCTGCTACCGTGAAAAAACACTAGATCTTCTAAGTGGTTAAATGCTCTACCTAATTTTTTAAGCACAGGCTTTGTTTCTTCAAATAAAAATTCTTTAGCTCTCATTCGAATATATCTCTATGTAATTTACCGTATAGTTTCATTAGATAGCCAGCTTTTGCATCTGCTTCAACTTCTAATGGACTGCCTGGACCATGTTCCTTGGCACGTTGAATATCACCTACTTGTCCTTGTTTAACATGCACTAGTTCATGACACACAGTTCTTAATATGTCTACCATATTACGATTACCTACATAAACGACCATATGATTATTTTGAAAATCATACTGTCCTGTTCTATGTTGATCTTGTGCGTCATCTTTATCGTAGCTAAACACTATCTGTAATGGCTCGTCAGCAAGGCCGATTCTTTTCTTTGACCATTCAATAAAATGTTTAACTCTTTGTTCTCGACGATTACTAGGTTTAACAATGTCTTCGATACGATCTAATTCTTGAAATCTCATTGTAACCTATCCATCATCATACGGAACCAATCTGTAGTTCCGACATTTACACTTTCATTCTGTTTAGGCCAGTTTTCATCTGAAACCGCATTTCTGGCTCTAGGGTCATTGATGCCTTGTGGCAATTTTTCCAGTATTCTTTCTACACTGCCTAAGTCTTGACCTGACGCACCTGGTCCTAATAATACCACTGCTACTTCATCGGCATCTTGACTGATTAGATCAGCTTTTTTACCATCAGGTCCTCGGGAAAATAATCCTTGAAATCCGCTCCACATCATTCCATAAGGGTGTTCAGATGTTCTAGTTTCTTTAGCAATACTGGATAAGAGAATATGTTTATGTACTCCTTTGAATGGAGTGTTTTCTACGCTATAATCATGTTGATGAAATTTACTGACCTGTCCTGCATTTTTTACCAACATTATGTCTACTTGAGCAAACTTATCACCGTTAGGTATTTTCACATGCACATTAATACCTGTTTGTGCAGATGCATAACCTCTATCCATTAAGTAATTTTTTAAACTGGCTCTAGCTGATTTTTCATCTTTAGTAGCTGTAGCTTTAAGCATTTGTTCTGCATCAACCATTATGTCCATATCGCCTGAACTGGCTTTATGTCCGGCGGATCCTACAGGAATTAAATCAATTCCTTTGGGCATGATATTCTGTGCAAATTTAAAAATTGCTTCTGCTTCTTTTTTGCTAAAAGGTTCTACATCGGGAAAAACATTTCCGCCCTCATTTAAGATCATTTTTGCTTTCCTGTATTTTTTTAATGCCGCGTTTAAATTTAGCTGGTTCACCGGTACGGATAGCATTTAAGAATCGACGCTCTAATTCAGCTGCGGTTTCTAAATCATACTGTTCTTTGATCAAACTTAGTAAGTTGATTGCACTTTCGATTAGATTGCTGCCTCTGCTTTCGATGACTTGATCCTTATCTCGACTTATGCCCAAGTCACTTAATTCTTGTAGGATACTTCTAGTGCTTTTCCTCATCGTAATCCGTTCCTTTTGTATATTTAACCTTTTTTACACTTACGTTACATAATAAATACTGTACACATTTACACATAGGAGACACAAATGTTAGCATTTTTTGAACGAATAGTCAAATTTTTCAGCCATCAAAGCGAGCTGGATCAATACATACAGTCACACAACCCTAAAAACGCCGCAGATGTCGAACGTATAGTACAAGAATATACCTATAAACAAATGAGAGGCTGGTAATGAAATGGGTTTATAGATTTATTAACTGTATTGCAGAATTTCAACAACGTAGGGCAGATTTGTATCTTCAACATTTATCCAGTCAAAATACTGCGGAAAAGAGCCAAAAAGAAAAATGATATTAGTTTATATTCATGGAGCCAGTGCTACTAGTGAAAGTTTTAACTACATAAGAGAACACATTGGTCAACAAGATATTGTAATCAACTATGACAGTCGTAACGGGTTTGAAAAAAATCTAGCTGACATGAAAATTCAACTAGAAAATATTAAAGACATCTTTTTTATTGGACACAGCTTAGGTGGCATCTATGCTCTGTTTCTAGCTAATGAAATACCCGATCAGGTGTTAGGCGCTGTAACACTAAGCACACCTTATGGTGGAGCAGAAGCTGCGGATTATGCCAAATACTTTTTACCTTTTAGTAGATTAATGAAAGATATTGGACCTAGTAGTTGGGTAATGAGACAAGCAGACAAAATTAAGATACAACATCCATGGTCTAATGTAGTTACTACAAAAGGACAAAGTCCTTTCATTATCGAACCTAATGATGGTGTGGTTACCATTAAAAGTCAAAAGCATCATGAAAATATAGAATTAATTGAAATAGATTACAATCACTATGAAGTCGTTCTCAGTGAACGTGTAATAAAGATAATTAAAGAACGAATAAAAAAACTTAAAAAATAAGTTGTATTTTATGTTCTAGGCATATATAATATTGTATCAGCAAAAATACTGATATCAGACATACACACAAAGGAGATTTTTATGTCATTTGAAACACCAAAACTACCAGAAGTTAAATTCAATAAGAACGGATATGAAATCCGTACAGACATTTTAGCAATGGCCAAGGATCTTGTTGCTCAGGAATACACTTATAAATTCCAAGGTTGGGAAATGAGTGCTAAACGTGACGAAAAAACAGGTCAGATCGTTACTACGGTTGGTATGCCAGAAATTCCAGGTCTTGACAAAGTTCTTGAAACAGCTGAAAAGATGTATAGCTTTGTAAATCAAGGCACAGGTAAAAAATAATCCTGTATAACAGTAAGTTGTAAAAGCAATAAAGGGCTCTTAGGAGCCCTTTTTTATTACTAAAAAGTTTTATTTGGAGTAATATAATCTCTAAAACTACAACTACCTGTTATTTGAGTATTTTTTAAGTACAGTGCTTGCATAGCTTTAGCTAACTCTTTTTGGCATTCAGATTCAGAAGTGTAAAAGTTTTGAACACTTCCTTTATGTCTATAAGGGGGTTCTGAACTTAAGACTATAATAAGTAAAAGCCACATGTTTTATTCCCATGCTACCATCTTAAATCGTTCTCGGGGTATGCCAAAGTAGTTACACTTCCACTCACTCTGCGCAAAGAAATCTAAATGATGCCATTCTTCTTTACGTCGTAATACATTTACGGCTGCATCTTCCCAATCAATGTTAGACAGTATAGGTTCCACACATTGTTTCATATCTAACATTTCTTCATAATTGAATCCATCATACTCCCAATGTAGCAATTCAAAACAATTGCCGTAACAGTCCACATAATCCATACTGTAATCTAATCCCCATTTAGGACGTAAGCTGATCAGTTGCCATATACGAGGAAAGTATTTGGTCCACATTTTAAGTTGACTCAGTGCTTCATCTTTGTATCCCTTACGTTCAAATAGCAAACTATGATTTAGAATAGCACCTTCTAGTTTGTCTGATTGATCAAACCAAGGTTGTTTGATTGCTGTGCGGTGATTGCGATGTGCCTGTGTTTCAGTTAGATTATACTTGGCATACATCTTTTCCAATTCAGTTAGGTCGTAGCCGTTTTGATCAAACAGTTCTAAGTGATGTATCTTAGGAGCGAAGTATTCTGTTATAGGAACGGTCCAGTGACCTTCTGCGTTCCAGGAGTTGTTGGTTAAAATTACATCTTTCATTTGACAATTGGTCCGCCGGTGATCCAAAGTTCACAACTACGCTCGCCTGCACATTTAAAATGTAGTAGAGTACAATAACCCAAGTCTGCTGCTTCACGAGTCTTTTCTGCTTGGTATGCTTCGGCGCCCATGCCATCGTGTATACACTTATACATAGCATCCGTGATGTTAAAGGCAGCACAGTTAGCACACTTCATAGTTTTGGCGGTCTTTTCAATAATGCCCCATTGCTTGGCACTGTCTTTCCAGTATGTGCCTGGCTCGTCTGGGTTAGCAGGACCGTAGTGATGTTTATCTATAGCAGTCTGTCTGTTCTTGACATTGACTTCTAGATCGTATGTAGCTATGGGACAGCCTTTGTTGGCTGCTTCTACTATGTTAATATATTTTCTGTAGATCATCTCTGTTCAATCCAAGTCATTGCGGCCAAGGCCGCTTTGTTAGTGTTAGGACAGGCTATGGCCAATGTCAGTGTGTCGCTGACTGTGCCTAGACTGCCACGGCCAAGTTGATACACAGTATCTCTGTCTAGTCTGATGCCCGTGCCGCCACCACCAGCAATCACAAAACCACTGTCAAGATCAATACCATTGGTATAACTGGTAGCACTAACATCGTATTGTGTGAATGCGTTGACATCGGGCATGTTTATAAAGTTAGCACCAGTTAAAGTAGCATTACGAACCAGTTTATAAAATACTGAAGTGTTGTCTATAGTAGCCGCTTGGAAGAATGTGGGCAACACGATTCCTTTCAGTGCAGAACTTTTTAATCTAATGCTGAGTATGGGATAGAAAGTGTTGGCTGAGGCCATAGTGCGGCCTGTAATAGGACCAGTAACGTTCTGTGCGATACCCAGTTTGGTCGCTTCACCTTCTGATATAAGACTGTTGGATCCTTGATAGAGATAGTGTGTGCCTGCTACACCTGTGAGATTTTCTATCTCTAGTCTAATGGGCAGGAATGGCGTTGAACTCCAAGGCACAGTGGCGATATTAGCGTGGTTGAATGTGTGTATGATATGTGTGAATCCATCAATCACATAGCCTATGGCAATCTGTCCAGCACCATACCACTCATATTCAAAACTCACCATTTGAACTTTGTCAGGGTCGGCTGTTATGCCACTGTTACCTAGGCCATCTAATCGATCGCCGTTCCATTGGCTGCGTGGCACACGATTTTCAACCAATATGCCTGATGTACTGGTACGCACTACCACATTATATTCTGGTAGTCCATCAGCACCTATGACTCCTGCGTCTTCAAAATAAAATCCATTGGCTTCATCAAATAGGCCAATGCGTCTGCGTATACCTGTTACTGGTGTTTGAAATCTCACAGCATAGGTCAACGAACTACTGCGTCCTGGAATATATCGCATGACATTGCGAGTCTGACGTATGACTTTGGATCCTAGTGTGTTAGTCACTGCCATATCCACCCAGTTGGTATTAGTGTTCCAAGTGGCGAATCCACCGTTAGCTGTTGCTTCATCCCAGACATCTGTTTCTTTGCCGTATTGGAACGTGTTGAAGAAGTCAGTTTGATAGTTTGATATCTTTAGTCTATTCTTGCTGGTATAACCTGCCTGGCTGTCGAGAGTTCTGACAGTTGGCCGACCTTCAGCATCGTAGGTCATGGCCATGGTTAGGTCATTGGTGTTCGGCTCGTATGAATGAACGTAGTTGGTGCTGTTAGGATACATGTTACCCATAGATTAACTCCAAGGGCGGCCTTTTTTAAGACCTCCAACATTAGCATTATCTACCACAGTGTTGCCTGAATATTTTGTTGGTAGGTTATCTCTATCGTAAGTGTTACCTAAACGATAATAACCTACTGTTACACTGCTGTCATCGCCCGGAGTACCTCTACGCTTTAACTGTGCTATTTCTAGTTTTTGTATTTGTCTACGCTCTCTGCTACCACTTTGCTCCGGTGTACAAATAATTAAATCACCGTCGACTATACCTGCTGCTGCACAGGTAGTAGAACTATCTCCTAGAGCTATGCTATTAATACTAGGATTTCCTTCTACACTAATGTTATAGTAGTCTGTAGGAAGCCCTTCGTCTCCAGCAATAGCTGTAATCAAATCATCCAAGGTTGCTGTAACCAGATCAATAGTTACATCATCTCTTATACCAGTCAGTCCTTTATAATACAGTGTAGCCATTATTGCTCCCTATAAGGATTATGTTGATGTGCTGGATACATACTAGAGTGAGCAGTTCTAATGTCAGCAGGATGCTTTGGTTCGTTAGGGCCACCGCCAGCGTCTGTGGTTACAGAACTTACAGGAGCGTATTGAGGATTAGGAGCGTTGCTTAAAGGACTCATTTCTCCTGGATCTTGCAAGCCTGCAATCTGCTTCATTCTACGAACTTCATCATCATAAGGATTGCTGTCGGATTCTGGTTCAGGTTTCACAACTATAACAGGTTCCGGAGCAGGGTTTTCTGCCTGATCCAGCATCTGTAATACTGCTTGTATAAGTTCTTGTGCTCGCATAATATATCCTCTATTAGATATTTAGCAGGGCAAAAAACTTTAATAATATCTGTGTGCTTTTAGATATTCTAAGTATTCTTCTACGCCCTGTTTTAAAGTTCTAAACTTGCTAATATCTATTCCGGCAAATGTAAGAGCACTTGTGTCTGCTTGTGTCCAAGTTTGATACTGTTTTTGTAAATCCTCAGGCATATCAATATATTTCTTTTTACCTTTTAAATTTTTCAGCATTTGATCAGCTACAGTTTCAAAATTATGCGCCGATCCTGTGCCTACGTCATACACACCAGGTTTGTAATTATTCATAAAATGCCAAATTACCTGAGCCACATCTTCTACATAGATGAAGTCTCTATAATAAGACATACTTTCTTGGAATAATTTTAATTGTTTATCTTGTTGTAGCTGATTATACCAATGAAATAGTGTACTAGCCATACGCCCTTTATGATATTCATTTGGGCCATACACATTAAATAATCTTAGAATTACAGCGTTGTCTAATTCTTGTTCACTTACATATTTGCTAAATGCATATTGACTAGCAGGTCTATTATCTCCTAGTCCGTAAACTCCTGCACTGCTGGTAAAGATAAAAGGTATATTCTTATACTGGCACCAATTATACCATTCTCGTGTGCTTAGTACGTTTCTATTGTAATAATCTTTCCAATCTTTGTCTAAGGTACTAGAATTGGCACCAATGTGTATAACACAGTCTACGTCTACACCCCAGTCATCTGATCCTAACAACATCTTATACTCTTTGCCTACGAGATTTTTATATTGTTCTGGATGAGGCAAGTCATCAAATATGATAATATCACTAATACCCTGTTGGTTAAGATATCCTAATACTACACTGCCAATAAATCCTCCGGCACCTGTAAGTGCTATCTTCATTGTATTTCCTCTAAAGTTGGAGCATATACTCCGATGTGCTGCACAGTAATGCTACTAGCTCGAACAGCAAATGGAATAGATTTTTTTATACTACCTTGTTCTAGATATGCGTAAGTCAATGCGGCGAGAAAAGTATCTCCGGCGCCGCATACATCTGCTACTTCTATTTCAGGAGTAGAGTATATAACATCTTTATATTTTGCACCTCGAGAACCCAGAGTAATAATTAAATCTGTACATTCGCTCTCTGCTTCTTTATATTCTTTTTCGTTTATTTTAACAAAGATGCCTTCAAAATGTTGAAGATCAGTCATTTTAGTATCCATAAAAATAGGACCATTGAATTTTTGTTTAATTTTACTTACTACTGTATAATCTACAGACCCTTTAGCATAATCACTAATTACTACAGCATCATAGTTATTGATAGTTTTACAATCTATTTTTACCGGTCTACTGGTTTGATCTTGATCTACTCTAATCAATTGCTGTTTACTTCTAATATCTATTAATCTAGTTTTAATACAAGTTTTAGCCCCATGTATAAAATCCACATGACATCCTAAACGTTGTAAATTTGTCTGTACATTAGCTGCCATACCTGGTTTAGTTTCTGAATATTTAAAATCAAAAACAGGTACAGGTCCTTCTGGACTTATTCTTGTAACGTCCCCATATTGATATTGATCAATACCATTATCCCCGATTAATAATATCTTGTATTGTTTTTGTAGTTGAGTGTTCTGTTCTATCATAAAATATTACCTTAGGAACATGTTGTTCTCCTACAATACTACGACCTCGATAATCACTGCCTTTTACCATTATGTCTGGTTTGTATTCTTTAATAATGTTGATTAATTCTTCCTTAGAATCAAATAACATCACAGTGTCAACTGTTCTTAAATTATACAACATAAACCTTCTATCATCTTGATTATTAATTGGTCGAGTATTGCCTTTTAGTTCTTTAACTCTACGATCTGTATCGATACAAACTAATAATTGATCTCCTTGACTTCGTGCAAATTGCAATAGTTCCAAATGTCCTCTATGCAATATGTCAAATGTACCATTAACTATTACTTTGCTCACTTTGACTATCTCCTGGAGCGATACGATAATTGTCTTCTACTGAATCAGCAGTGCTAACTTCGAAAATTATGCTGTTAGGTTGCAGTGCTTCTAATTGATGCGGCTGTAAAGGAGGATTGTGCCATACATCTCCTTCCTTAAGCAATTTTTCATGCATAGTGGCTGTTTTGGTATCTATATATCTAAGCATAAATTGTCCTGCATTTACAAACCAAGTTTCATCTTTTTCCTTATGAAAATGCATACTGAATTTAGCTCTAGCACGTTCAAACACCATAAGTTTTCCACAATACTTGTCGTTAGTGGCCCAAATAATTTCATAGCCCCAACCTTTCTTAACCATACCTTCTAATCGTTGTGTCATTGTTTTTTCCTAAAATAGTAATCACCATCAGGCCCATTAGTACAAAATTGTCCAAGATTTTCAAAACCCAAAGATTCCATATAGGTTATTACTTCATCTTTTAAAGGAGCCCCTTTATTATATTCTACACTTTGACATTCTAAAATAACATGATTACAATTGGATAGAGTTTCTTGAGCACCTTTTAATACATCTAATTCAGCACCTTGCACATCCATTTTGATTAAATCTGGTTTAGGTAATTTTTTTAAATTCACTACAGCATCTAAGGTAACAGTAGTATACTGTCGTCTATGACTGTCATTAAAGTATTCATGTGCTTCAGCATTGACTTCTATGTTTTCTCTATAATAACTGTTACCGCCTGGATGATAAGTGTTTTGATAGAAATCTACTTGTCGACCAGTAGTGTCACTAAGAACTCCAATATGATATTGTAAATTTTGTTCTTTATAGATAAATTCACATTCTGGCATAGCTTCAAATACAACATATTCCGAGTCAGGCCAAATACGTCGAGCTTCGTTGGTCCAGTGTAATACACATGCACCTATATCATAGACTACTTTAGGCTCTATAGATAAAGTTTTTAAATATTCTACATGCTGGTATGGAATTAATCTTTGACTGCCTAATTCTCTTAATCGATCTGTATAATCTGTAATTTTGGGAATCGGAGCAACTTCTGGCGTAATGTTAAAATGTGTTTGACCTATATGGCTACATACAATACTAGTATCTGCCCAAATAGTAAATCCTTTATCTTTAGCTTTGCGACAAAAATCTATATCTTCGCTAATTGTATGGCTATGATCTAGTGCAGGATAATACATAAATTGTGGATATCCAATTGATCTAAACACTTCCGATTTAACTAGTACACAGCCAAACCCGCAAGCTGCTATTTCCACTACGCCTCGATTTTGTATTTTATAGTAAGGTATATGATTCACACCACCAGTATTATTGTTTTCATATACTTCTAGTATTTGCTCAGGTTTACGTTGTCTGTAAATTCCAGTGACTACATCTTTGTTATGACTTAATAGTTTTTGTAATGTATCAGGAGCGAATGCCATATCTGCATCTACTGCCCAAAGATAATCGTATCCTTTGACTGCCCAATCTGCAATAAGATTGCGAACTTGATCTACTCTATATCCATAGAAGTACTGAAATGTGGTTTGGTAATCCTCGGGTATTATCTGATCGTAGATGCTCTTGAATGTCTCCGGCTCTATATTCCTGGCTGTGGGTATGGCTATTAGTATCTTTTTTTTTAACATAGTAGGTTTACTTATAATGTTTCTTGCTGTACGATTTTGTTCTTCTGCATTAACTTTGTAATCATTTAACGGATTGGTATCATTATAATTGTACACTATATCCTGTAAACATGCAACTTTATTTGGATCAGCTTGTTCAATTAGTGCATAAAATACTGCGCCATCTCCTCCTGCCCTGTACCATTCATTGTTTTCATTTTGAAATAAACTATCATCACAATTATCTATGAGATATTTCTTAAATGTTCTTAAATGAGTGTAAGGTAAAATCCAATTAAAATGGTGCTGTCTATATGTTTTGCTTTGTTTTACTTCTTCAGGATATGGTTGGCTGATTAGGGGTATGTTATCAACCATACTCCAACAACTGCCATATGTAAATTCTAGATTGTCACTGTACAACGTATTGTAGTATGATAAAATAGTGTTGTCATTTATTAGGCTGTCGTCGCCATCTAGAATCATTATAATGCTGTTTTGTTCTAATGTTCTAAACAATTCTACTTGATTACGTACAGCACCTAGATTTTGTTCATTAACAATCAGTGTTATCTTATTTTGTATATGTTGTGGTAAACTATCAATAAATCTATAGGCTACATCTACAGTATCATCTGTGCTAGCATCATCTATTAAGTAATGATGATAGTTGTCATAGTCTTGACAGATTACACTTTCTATACAACGTTCAATGTAGTTTCTATTATTATAGAAAGTGCTGACTATATTGATCTGCTGTTCTGTATTAGATTTATAGTTTTCTAACTCTACAACATTATGATAACGTCTATTATAAACTTTATGTACTCTACGATTTATTTTACTAACTTGACGATATTCTTCTAGGCTAAGATATAGTCCACAGGTTTTATAGAAAAACTGTTTCCATTGTAATGCCACAGTGTCCCATCCTGCTATAGGCTTGACTACATTACAATAGTATTGTTTTTGTTGATGTAGATAAGTGTTATGATACGCCTGTACAGTTTGCTCGACAAATTTTTTAATTTGAGCTTCTCGATTTATATCTGTGAAAAGAGAATTAGGTTCTATGGCATAATCAATAAGATAGCAACTACCTTCCAAGGCAACTTCTTCCAGCGCACCAAATCTACAAGTTATTACTGGTGTGTTATAACATATACTTTCTAGTGTACTGATACCAAATGTTTCGGGAAAAGCAGCAGGATATATCATAAAGTTAGCAGCAGCTAATCTATCTGCTATTTCACTCTGAGGAATGATACCTGTGAATTCTATATCTAGTTGTGCATTAGCAGGGTCATTGGCCATTTGACGCCAATCTAATTCTTGTTGGTCTGGTTGGCCATTTACTGTAAATCTATAATAGCCGCCTATTACAGTAAGTTTAGCTTCAGGTAATTGTTGTTTAACTCTAGGCCATATGTCTTTAACTAAAGGAATCATACCTTTGGTTACACTGGCATTATAAACGAATCTGTTAGGATCTTTGGCTTTTATGTCGACTTCTTGTTTGTGCAAGTGAGCACCGTTGCGTGTGATAAAAGTTTTGTTTTTAAGAACTTCAAAGTTTCGTCTACGTCCGTGATGGCAATTTAGTACATAGGTCAAGTGCCAATCGCTGAGAGTAAAGATAGTAGTAATTTTATTTGAAGTTGTTAGTTCTTCAATAAAATTATCGCCAAGACAAAATGTATCGTGCATCCATAGGATACGCTGTTTGGCCTTGCTTAGAATTCTTTCATAGATGTTCTTACTGGCAAATGGTAGTGCTCTACTATCACCTACCTGTTGGAATTGATTATTGGTTAAGAATGGAATTACAGTTCTACTGCTGATCACAATATCAAAATCATAATCATTGGATAGTGCTGATAATGGCAAGTAATTCACACCGTCGTATTGACCAGGTGTTGCATGATCCAAATTACAGTTATTGAACACTGTAACTTCAAAATTTAATTTGGCAAGTTCTTTACTGATGTATGTTACGGCACTTTCTGAACCGCCAAGACCTTGTTTAAAAACGGTTGAGCCGTCGTAAGGTATACCAATTATATCTATAATAGCTAATTTCATGCTATTATATATGCTTAGATATTTTATATTTGTGCTATTATGACATATACCAAGTCTGAACAGGATCTTCGTTGATCACAATCGGACTGGCTTTAGTGTAAATGAAGGTACTGGCTTGATACTGTAAATTCATAGAAGGCACAGTGAATCCTGATTGTGCGGCATTACCAGCTGATGGTAATAGTACAAGATCCGCATTGCCTATCGTAAAGAATTCTGTGGTTAAATTTACACCAAGGCTAGTAGTAGGTACACGCCACAGATACTCGGAGATAGTAGGCTGTGTAACACTGATTATTTCATTATCATCGACCGTGGTGAATTCGGTGCTAGGATTTTCTCCTAAAGATGCACTAGGAGTAGTTAATCCAAATGGTGCTGGTATAGCCATATTATGATGATCTTAAAAACCAAAGATCTTTATAGGTTGTGTTACCAGTTCTTATAGGTATATAAGTTTCTCCACCGATAGTGTAGGAACTGCCTGTGACAAAATAATCGGTCATAGCAGTGGTACCATTCATTCCTTTGTATATACCTGGTGCTGTACCTATGGCAGTGCTCATGTTATCCATTTGATTTAGGCAAAATACTACAGGATATACTGGCGGCACACTTAATCCTGTAGAAGTGTCTGCGACAACACCGTCAGCATAATAATAATAACCAGAATTACTATTGTATTGACCCCAATTACTGTTTAAGGGACTATGAAACAGGGGCATTCTTAATATTCTATTTGAGTGATAGCTAGTGGATCCTATCATTGATATCCTATTCCAACCATCCATACCAGTTATAGCACAGGTCTGGGTACTAGTTCCGGTTCTGCTACCAAAAATTCCAGTAGTAGTTCCTGGAGCAAATTGTGTGCCAGCAGAATTAATTGTGGCTCCCCAAGCTGCCGCTGATTCTGTATGATTATATTGATTACTCGATGTAGTGCTAGTAATACCATTGGTGTTCTCTCTTCTTGTATAAGAAAAGTGAACCCAAGGAGGATTATCCGTTCTGTTAATTTCCCAGCCGCCTACGGTTCTAATACCAAAATACCATAGATAATCAGGAGTCACAATGATCAAATAATTAGCAGTTATGGCTACAGTTACGGTTCTGGCTTCATCAAATCGCAGTTTATGAGTAGGGCTGGTACTACTTCCTGGGCAACTAACAGCGGTCGCTCCTGAT